AGCACTCCTAAAGAGAAAGCAAGACGTAAATCTTTTAAGGCGCGTCATGCAAAAAACATAGCCAAAGGCAAAATGTCTGCGGCTTATTGGGCAAATAAATCTAAATGGTGAGGAAGCTATTATGCCAATGGTAAACGGAAAGAAGTACGCATACACAGAAGCAGGTAAAGCTAAGGCTAAGAAAGCCGCAGCCAAAACAGGAAAGAAGGTGAAACGTGCCAAAGGCAAAAAGTAAAAGTCCAAAGCCCTCTAACCCTGCGTTGTATTCCAGAGTCAAAGCGGAGGCTAAACGTAAGTTTGATGTTTGGCCGTCTGCCTATGCTTCAGGCTGGTTAACCAAAGAATACAAAAAGCGCGGAGGTAAGTACAGTGGCTAAACCAAAGGGTGGTCTGACCAAATGGTTCAAAGAAGACTGGGTTGACCTAAAGACAGGCAAGGAGTGTGGGCGTAAATCCGCTAAGAAATCTAAGCGTCCGTACCCTTCCTGCCGCCCTAAAGCTGTTGCAGCTAAGATGACAGCGGCTGAGAAAGCTAAGTCTAAAGCTAAAAAGACTGGCCCAGCTAAAGTTAAACACGCAGTAACAGCATCCGGTAAACGAAGAAAGACTGGTAAAAGTACCAAAAAGGCTTGACATTTGAGCAAAAGTATGGTATAATATATAGTGTATAGTAACTAATGAGACAACCAAAGGGCCTCTATGAAACCTGAAGACGAAACATATTATAATAATTACTTTGACATCTTTAACACAGATGGTTGGAAACAACTACTAGAAGACTTTAAAAGTAATGCAATTATAATAAACTCAGTTGAAGCAACAAAAGATGTAGATGATATGTTTTTCCGTAAAGGACAACTTAACGTATTAGCACATCTAATAAACTTTGAAGCTATTACAACTAACAGCTTTGAAGACGCGCAGAACAATCCAGAAGATGATTAAAGTATACGATTTTAAGTGTACTAATGGTCACTACTTTGAAGAATTTGTAGACGCTGACGCTACAACCAGTAGGTGCGGTTGTGGTGCTAACGCTACAAGGGTCGTTTCAGCAACACCATGCGTACTTGAAGGTGCATCTGGGGACTTTCCCGGACGGCACATGAAGTGGGTACGAGAACATGAACAGGCTGGACGTAAATAAAACTCCACAACCGTTAGGCGGAGAAGGTGAAATAATATGGCACGAGCACAACTCGTAGACGAGCGTTCGGAAGAAGAAGAAGACAACAGCGTAGATAACATTGCAGAAGAGCAGGAAGTTATTGAGTCTCAGGAAACTGAGGTAGCTCAAGAAGAAGTTCCAGAAAAGTATCAGAACAAATCTTTGAAAGAGGTTGTTCAGATGCACCAAGAGGCTGAAAAGCTCCTTGGCAAACAAAGCTCTGAGGTAGGTGAGTTACGTAAAGTTGTTGATGATCACATCCAGACACAACTCGCACAGCAACAAGCACCTGTACAACAGCAAGAAGAAGACGATACTGACTTCTTTGTTGATCCAAAGACCGCAGTTAGCAGGGCAATTGAGAACCATCCTAGCATCAAAGAAGCTGCACAGGCTACTCAGCAATATAAAAAACAAACAGCTTTGGCACAACTTCAAAGCAAGCATCCAGACATGAACACCATTGTCCAAGATGCTAAGTTTGCTGAGTGGATTAAAGGCTCTAAGATCAGGACTCAATTGTTTGTACAAGCAGACCAGCAGTATGATTACGATGCCGCTGATGAACTGTTCTCCCTCTGGAAAGAGAGAGCTTCTGTTGCAAAACAGACGGTAGCAGTTGAGAAGCAAGCCCGTAAACAACAAGTTAAATCTGCGAGTACAGGCAACGCCCGAGGAACAGGTCAAACTCAACGTAAGAAAACATATCGTCGTGCTGATATTATTAAACTTATGAAGACCGACCCAGATCGTTATGCATCTTTATCCGAAGAGATATTCCAAGCGTACGCCGAGGGTCGTGTTAAGTAGCCTAATCTAAAGGAGATTTATCATGGCGACTCAAACTTATCCCGGTACAGTAGGCGGTGGTTCCATTGTCAATAAGACAGCCGCAGCAACATTCATCCCTGAAATCTGGAGCGACGAAGTAATCGCAGCATACCAGAAGAACCTGAAGATGTCACCTCTTGTAAAGAAGATGTCAATGACAGGTAAGAAGGGCGACAAGATTCATGTCCCTAAGCCTATCCGTGGCGCTGCATCTGCTAAGGTGCAAGACACTGCGGTTAACATTCAGGCGAACGTTGAGCAAGAGTTGGAGATTGAAATCAATCGCCACTTTGAGTACTCACGTTTCATTGAGGACATCGTAGAAGTACAGGCACTCAACAGCCTGCGACAGTTCTACACAGAAGACGCTGGCTACCAGTTGGCTCTGACGGTTGACACTGACCTGATGAACTGTGGTACTGGTTTTGGTGACGGAACTCTTGACCTTGCTGCTCCTACTGGTGCAGATTGGGTTAACAGTAACAGCTACTTCTTTGACGCTGCTACTGGCCTGAGTGCCTATGCTGCTGGTGGCGTAGCTACTGGTGACAACTTCACCGACACTGGCTTCCGCGAGGCTATCAAGCTTCTGGATGACGCTAACGTACCAATGGAAGATCGTTGCTTGATCATCCCACCTGCTGCTCGTAAGACAGTAATGGGTATTGAGCGTTACGTATCTAGCGACTTCCGTGATGACCGCACTGTTAAGTCTGGTTTGATTGGTAACGTCTACGGCGTTGACATTTACGTATCTAGTAACTGTCCTACGCTTGAGACTAACGTTCGTGGCTGTCTGTTCTTCCACAAGGATGCCATTGTACACGCCGAGCAGATGAATGTACGTTCACAGACTCAGTACAAGCAAGAGTACTTGTCTACTCTGTACACCGCTGACACCCTCTACGGTGTTCAAGTGTATCGTCCTGAAGGTGGCTTAGTACTAGCTGTCTTTGACGAGTAAGGCTCTACTGGCCCCTTCGGGGGCCTTTCTTATTTCTTGTTTGTTTCAGGAGTAGCTTATGCCGATTTATAGGGGTGATGGAGGTTCAGGTGATTCGTCTACGGACGCCTATGCTTCACAGATTGCCCAGTACGCACAAACAGCTACCGAGAAAGCAAACGAAGCCGAGGCCAGTGCAACGGCGGCTGCTAATAGCGCCTCTGCTGCTGCGGGTTCGGAGTCTGGGGTGGCGGCTGACGCTGCTGCTGCCAACCAAGCAAAGCTAGACGCACAGGCTGCACAAGCTGCTGCCGAGACTGCCGAGACTGGTGCTGAATTAGCCGAGACAAACGCAGGCACACAAGCCACGGCTGCTGCTGGAAGCGCCACTGCTGCTGCATCCAGTGCAACCTCTGCGGCTTCGTCGTCAGGTACGGCAGCTACGAGTGCATCTCAGGCTGCTACGGCGGCAATCTCTGCCAGTTCCAGCGCATCATCAGCACTGTCGTCAGCTTCAGCATCTAGTTCTAGCGCAACCAATGCAGCTTCTAGCGCCACTGCTTCAGCCAACAGTGCAACCGCTTCGGCAACATCAGCGACCAACTCAGCCAGTAGTGCCACTGCATCAGCGGCAAGTGCGGCTATTGCACAGGCTGCACAGGAAGCTATTGATGGCTTGTACTTAGGCGCACAGGCGTCTGACCCTACCGTTGATCTTAATGGCGATCCCGTTACCGCAGGCGATTGGTACTTCAATACCACATCTAATGTGAGCAGGGTTTACAGCGGCTCGTCTTGGTCTAATACTGCAAACGCAGGAACAGTTACTAGCGTAGGCGGCACAGGCACAGTTAACGGTGTCACGCTTACAGGCACAGTGACTTCTTCAGGTAACCTTACGTTAGGTGGAACTTTAGGAGGCATTACGGCCTCACAGCTTAACTCACAGAACATTAGTCAGTGGACTAACGACAGTGGCTATATTACAGGCAACGAAACGATTACATTAACTGGAGCAATCACAGGCTCTGGCACGACTTCTATAGCAACAACACTGTCCACAGTTGACGGAGGCACATACTAAATGACTACTATTATTACTAAGAATGGCTCAGGTGCGCCCACAGCAGGGCAGTTAAGCGAAGGCGAACTCGCAGTAGACTTGACTAACAAAGAACTCTACACCAAGTCTGGATCAACTGTTATAAAGATTGGAGGAACAGGAGGCGGTGAAACAGGAACCTTTACAGACCTAACTGCAACTTCAAGCTTTACGTCCCCCGGCATCGACGACAACGCTACG